ATTAACTTCACCTATATGAGAAAATACTGTTTGATGTACATCAGAATTGAAAGTACTTGCTGTACTTACAGTTCCATGAATAGATTTAATGTCACTAGTAGTATGTGCAGTAGATCCTACAGAAATATTTCCACTCTCTACTCCATTAAAAATTAATTGTTCACCAGTAACAAAAGTTCCTTTAGTATTGTAAGCAGTGATAGCAGTACCAACAGAATTATATCTTAAATATCCAACAGCACCACTAGATTTTCCTTTAATATGAGTAGGAACAACTAAAGCTTTTTCTGGATTAGTATTTAAAGTTATATTTGTATAAGTTTGTATATCATATAAAGCAATATCCCATTCATTTTCTGCTAGATTAGAAGAATTGTAAGAACCAGATTCTAATGCAAAATCATATACACGTGCTAATCCTATTTCTTTACCAGCAGCAGTAGTTGCAGCAGCACCAATTCTAGAATCTCTTAGACTTACAGTATAATCAGTGCCTATTCCAATAATAGGAGATCCTGAAACATTATTTAAGGTAAAGGTGGGTCCAGTAACATAATTTAAACTTTGATTTTCTAAAGTTTTGACAGTTCTTGGTTTTGGAAAATCCAAGTATGCAGGAACTATAGTTTCTACTTCATATCCTTCAACATAAGCTTTTCCTGGAGATAATCTATAAGTTCCTAAATTAAAATCAGGGGTTTGATCGTTGTAAGTTTTTTGATTTAAATTAAAAAGTCCATTATTTCCTTCATAATCATTTAAAGTTTCTCTAGCAGTAAGTGTAAATGGTTTAGTATAATAGTTACCAGATTCATCAAAAGTTCTTCTTGCAATTTCATGCTCTAATTCATTATAATCATTATCTTGACGTACTTTAGTTAATTCACCATTTCTAATCTCCATCAATTCTATAAAATTGGATGGTTTAGGATCTATATAAGGAATTTTAGTTAGTTGTATGGATATGGACAATCTATCTGCACCAGGAGCTGTATAATTACTATATCCAGCAGCATTATCTGTTAGAGATGGATCTAAATCAGAATTGATAATTGTTTCACTAATTTTTAATCCTACCCTACAACTAATATCATTACGATAAGGATCTATAATAATAGTTTGTTGACGAACATCTACAAAATATCCCCTTACAAAATAAATACCTCCTGACAATACAGCAGCAGATCCTAGATATGAACATCTACCAACAACTAACTGAGCTACAGGTTCTCCTACTTGAAAAGTAGTCCCCTGTCTTGTAGTCAAAACAGCATTATCTAATAATAAACTTTCTCCACTAGTAAATACTTCATTATTATTACCACCAGTGCTTAAATAAGTAACAAATAAGACATACCAATTTCCTTTAACTCCATTACCTATAACTGATTTAATTTTAGCCTTTACTCCAGATTTACTACCAACTACTACCTTACCCATTAACTTGGCAAGATATGAATTTACATCTATACCTTCATTAAATACTTGAATTCTAATTGAATGATATGAACCATTATATCTTGCTCCACCTCCAGTAACAGAAGCACCATCTTTAAAAATATGTTGTCCAAATTTTTCAATCTGACCTTGAAGGATAGATTGAATTCCTGTCAATTCACGAGCTTGTACTGGAACACCTGGTTTAAATAATATTTTACAATAACTACTTTTAGTATCAAAATCGTCAAAGTAAGGAGCGACGTTTAAATTAGTTTCCTGAGGCATGATTCTTTAGAATTGCAAAATGACTTTGATATCTTCTCTTTGGTTAGCAGACCTAGTAATAGAAGGTCTGTTATCAACATAAATTATATTTCCAGAGTATTTCTTAACTTCAGGGTTTGAAACTCCTTGATTAAAACTCTGTCCAAGGTAATATGTCCTATTATTTATTACAGTACTTATACCAGCGCTTCCAGATGAACCAAAATTAGTATCTATTCCTAAAGTACCTTCATTACTAGCAATATTTACATTTCCACCTGTAGTAGGATTAGCTGTAAATGAATGTAATGAAAACCCATATTTTGGATCTGTTTTTAAAGATCCATCAGTATTAAATCCAACTAAACTTTTATCTTGCCAGTATTTTAAAACACCAGTAGTTTGATCATAAGAAACCACTCTACCAACAGCAGTTGAACCTACCCCCACAGTTTGAGTTACTTGACCATCCAAATTAAATGTTGCAGTAGTATATCCTGCTCCAATCAATTTTAAAGCATAAAGAGAACTAGCTTTAGATAAAGTTAAGTTAGCAGTTGAATCAAAAACTTGAGGAT